CAGGTTGGCTTTCGTTAGCATGACGGCTCCACCCAAACCCCGCCATGCATAGGAGTGGCATCCCAAGTCCAATGGCAGTAGCAGGCGGTTAGGCGTAGGTTGTGGCGTCCGGAGACACAGCGGTCAGCCTCGGGTATCTCATGAGAGAGCCCGCCTTCTTGCTTGGGTAATGGCTTGGGTTTCTCGCTCCAAGCAAACGTCATAACCTTGTTTTGGAATTGTTCGGGCATTACTGGCTTCCAAACCCCTCGTTGCCGGGGGTGCCATTGACAGCCTCGGACGTGCCTGATTTCTCAAGCACCTGTCGCATGATTTCCCGGAAGGCACGGGCGGAGTTCTCAGAATCCAGCACTTGCAGCTTGCTGTCGGTCTGTCCTGCTTGAGCCTGCTTATCAGCCAACATCTTCTGCACAGCCGGATTCTGCATTGCTGCTCGTTGCTCATCTTCAGGGGTCATATCCAGAATTACGTCTGCCTTGTTCTTCCAACCGCTGACATCAAACAGCATGTTTACGAGTTCGATTACGTTCACTTTCTTACCTTGGGCAGCCAACATCTGGTGCATGGGGTCGGTGATGAGCGTCTGTAGCAACATGGGAAGGGCTTGCGCCATGTTTCGTTTCGCTTGCATCCGGGCAGCGGCGAGAATATCGAAAGTGATCTTGGCATTGAGAATGTCAAGATGGTCGCCTTCATACGCCTGTGCTAATTCGTCATTGAGGATGTAGCGGAGCCGTTCCAAGGGGAGCAAACGGCGGTTCATCTCGTGGAAGGCATCGAGCGTGGGCTCAAACACCTGATCGCCGATGCGCTCAACGAATGCTTCCAACCGTGCGCCGGAGCCTGCCGCCAGTAGGTTGCTGCCCGTGGCTGTACGGGTGATGCTCGTCCGTCCTTGGGCTGGCATGTTGCCTTGGGTGATTAGCTCGTTAGCGCCTGATACCGATTCGGCACGGGCTTCCGACATCTGCACTTCGGCGAAAGCTTCCGGGACCGCCTGAATGCGATCCATCGGCTTGATGGCATTGACATCGTCAACTTTGAGGAACTTGCCAAGCGCCATGCGGATGTTCTGGACGGGTACGTTCTTACCAGTTTGAATTAGGATCGGCAGATTCAAGTTGAAGAAAACTTCGTCCAAGTGGGCTTCGGTCAATCCCTTCTGGATTAACTGTTCAAACGCATGGGTGATGCCGATGCCCAAACCATAAAAACTGTTTGGCACGTCATACCATGTAACCGATTCAAACGGGATGCGACCCCAAGGGTTACGCTCATTGCGGATTACCAGCTTGCGATTCAGGACTGTGACAACCTTGTTTTTGTCCCAGCGTTCCAGTAACTCAAATTTGCTGTCATCGAAAGCCGGGTCAACGGTGTTTTTCTGGTCACGGCTGGCGGCTTGGTGAGTAAAATTCGGAGCAATCTTCTGCGCTTCCAGCAACGATATTGGGGCTTTCTCTTCGGGCGGAAAGAGTAGGTCGTGCAACTCTTCCTTGGAAGGAATGTCATAGCCTTCATAATTGCGAAGGTCTTCCAATTCCTCCGCATTCAACTTCATGCGGTGAATGACAAAATTCGCCTTGCGGATGTCGGGATACCGAAGAGACGGGTCAACGAACACTTCACGAAGATCGCAGTTTTCTAAAATCGGGCGGTCAACGTTTTCGGTTATTTCCTCGACTTCAATCGTGTCGCTCTCGCTGGTATGCAGCGTGGTGTCGGGCATACCGGGGACGGTGGACGGGATCGTTACGGGGTCTTTGCTGCGGTGGTAAACCTCATCCTTGCGGGTGAAGCTCTGCCATGACCATTTCCAGATGCCAGTGCCAAAGGTCAAGCAATCACGGGTACCGATGCGAATCTCTTCCCGGAAGCCGCAATCTTCAAGCTGGTAATGCAGCAAGGCGCTAACAGCACGGGCGGTGTCTTCTGTCACTGAGGGGCGAGGAATCAAAGAGAATGGCGGATCGTCGGCAAACAAGCCATTCATGATCTGGGGCAGAATGGATTGAACATGCTTGGCGACGGTGTAGAAATTGACGTTCGCTCGGGGTACGTCGGTCCCTTCCCATGTGTTGTTGGTGATAAGGGGCTCGTACATTAACTGACTGAAAGCCCAGCGGAGTGCCCATTGCTTTGAGCGAAGCCATTCCTCGGTACGCTGGTAGTCTTGGCAAACCAGCTTGAGAGCGCCGGAATCGGTCGGGATGCCACCAATCTTGATTTCATCGGCGGTAATAGGGGCGGTTACGGAGACGTGCGGTTGGTCAATCAGTGCCATATAAAAGGACTCGGTATGTGAATTTGTTAGCGAAGTAGCGACATACCGAGTAAGCCGGACTGATTACCAGAGGGGACACTAGCGGGGGTCGTATCATCGAATAACATGTGTTCAAAAGCCCGTCGCCTGAGTTCTGCTTTATCAATCTTTGCGACGGCGGGAGTAGTTAGCCCGGTTAGATCACCGACATGCAGAACCAACATTGATAGTGCGTCGGAAATATCGTCATGACGGGCGTAAGGGTATGCGGCAAGTTCTTCAAACAGGTACTTCAAGCCTTCGACGTAGTTAGCGAACCAAAGGCGGTCGCTGCGCAGCATGGTAGCCAGAAACCCAATGCGGGTCTTCTTTGCGTCCTTGAAGCGGGGCGGGGTTGCCCACATGACCGGGCAAATAACCTGACAGTCATGGGCAATGCGGACAATGGTGGGTTCCAAGGCACGAGCGCCTTGGGCATCTTCAATAATCGTGGTCTCGGGCTGCCATTGCTTGGCGGCTTCGACTATTGCTGTCGCTTGCTGAACGGGGTTGTAGCGACCACGAATTATGTCCAAGACGAACAAACGGCGTTGATCGTCTACAATGCCAACCACGCCACACGTGTAATCGTTCCCCGCCCGTTGCGAGTATCCCGACAAGTCCCAACAGATGTACTTCTTCCCGGTATACGGAAGGCTGTCATACGGCAGCTTATGCCTGAGCAGCATGTCCAGCGGGAAGGATGCCTGCAAAGCCTCAATCAGCGGGTCTGGCTGGTTAAGCTGCTGGCAACTAAAAGCGTATGGGTTAGCCCGGTACTGCTTATTCAGGGTGCTGAACTTCAGGCGTTCGGGGTACAGCAAGTCAACGTCATCGGCATGGATGATCGGAGCCCCGTAATCATTCTGCTGGAGGGTGACTCCATCTTTGACCTTCCAAGCAGCCATCTTGCAAACCTGCAAGGAAGGCGGTTCCCCTGCTGCTAGGGCGTCCTCTTCTCGCTTGAGCAGTTCGCCATACAGGTCGGTGCTTTCCCAGCGGGTGCCAATAACATCGACATAGCTGTCAGGTTCGAGCAGGTAAAGGGCATCGGCGTAACAGTTGATGACTTTCTGAAGTTGGTCCGGGGTCTTGCTGTTGGTATCTCCGACCGTATCGTCAAGCACCAAGCATTCGTAGTGACCACTAGCCTTGGCGCTGGATATGGTTGAATTGGAGAGCGACGGTTCCCGCCAATCGGTGGGGCGGTTCGGAATCGTGAACTCATTAGAGTATCCCCATTGTTTATCGGCGGCGGGAATGCCAAGCTCGGGGAACAGGAGCCGGATACACTCGTTCTGAAGGTAACTCGTACACTTGGCAACCATGCGTTCGCCCAAATTCTGAGTTCCCGTTAGCAGGAGAATGCGGATACCGGGGAAGCTAAGAAACCATTGCACGAGGTTCACTTCGTCTATGCTGGTCTTCATCGTGTTGCGGGGAGCCAGTAGAAGGCGCTGCTTGATCGGCGATTGTTCCGCAAAGGGTAGGTCAGGGTTTTTCTGAACGAAATGCGCACACATCGGACGGTGTACACGTTCATTCAAGGGGATGCCGTAGACATCCTTAGCCAAGAAATAGAGGTCGGTCTGGCAGCGGCGTTTTAATTGGGCGAGAGCGTCAGGTGTGAGCTTACGAATTAGGTCGAGTGTTACTTTAGTTCGGGCGGCGATAATTATGCTCCGGTAGGTTTCGATTGCAAATCGGACAATTGTTTTTGGAGTTCGCCGATCTGGGTCTGGGGCTGGTCAATTATTACGTTTTTTTGTTTGCACGCTTCCCGAAGGAAGTTAATGACTTGAGTATCTTCGTCTATTGGGCTGAACATAAATCGAAAGTCTGCCATATTTATAAATACTCACTTTCTCGTCTGAGTGTCTTTGTAGCGTCACGTTTACGGATTAGCCAGCGTCTCTTATGGGCTTCACTCATTTTGCGTTTGGTTTCTTCAGTGTGAGGCGTGTGATGACCTTCAGTTACCTTTCGTGCGTGGGTTAGGGAATGTCTTTTATGGGCTTCACTCATTTTGCGTTTGGTTTCTTCAGATGCCGTCTTCCCATATTTTCTCGCACTTCTCATACATCTTTCGCTACAGAACCGCCCTGACGCATAACTACCATCATGTTCATTTTGGCATCTTTCACACACTACACTACCTGCGACCACATGCATGTGTTCATGGATATAACTGTCGGTAACATATTCCGCCGCAGTGCGCCTATCGTCGAAGGGAGACACAATTGATAATGCGAGACACAGTGGGTCATAGTAGATACGTTTCTGCCATTGTCGAAAGTATGTCTGGCACATCAGGGTTATATATTTGTGTAGATCGTCTTCGCTCGCATGTTCCCCGGTAACTACCCACAACGCCTCTATTTTGTCGTTAACTTCTAAGTCGAGTGGAGGAGTCATAAGCATCAAATAAAAGTCCTGCTCCACATCTTCAGTCGTATAACAGTGCCTATACCGTGTTGATAGTAGAAACGTCTTTGCTATCTGCTTTACCTGTCCGGGGTAGGCTGTTAGATACTCTGCGAAGTTTTTGGGCTGGCGCTGCATTTAGTTACATAGCCTCTAACCTTAAATGCAGAGCGAACTGCATAGGCGTACCACCGCTGGACGCATAACCTGATGTGGCATATGTGATATTCGTTAGTGCCTCGGCGGCCACGACGAAATCACCGGCAGCTAGTGTTGTAAGTGAGTTCCCTGTGGGGGATGCTGGAACCAATGTATATGTTTGCTGTGTAAGGTTAGCAAGGTCAAAGAAGGTCAACACGACGGACGGCAACGTTGATGAGGTAGACGCCGCTTGTGTCACAATGATATACGCTGAAACCCTGTACAAACCGGCTCCGGACACGGGAACAGCATACAATGTAGTCGTTCCAACATCACCGGCCTGCGTGATAAGGTCTACCGTACCTGCCGTAATCTTGCCAACTACGTTTCCTGCGAGCTGGAACGTCGTCGTAGCGTTGATCGTAGGAGCAGCCAGAGTTCCGATGAATGTTGGGGACGCCAGCGGAGCGTAAGTACTAAAAATCGGCTTGTTCAGGATTTCGGCC